TATTGATGAGACTATAAAATATTATTTTGATAATGTTATAAAACCTTATGTCTCCCAAAATGGGGCCAGAGTAGCTGTTCCTGTAATTTATGGTTCTCCTGAGAGGTGGAAGTCAGTTCTACGTGATGGATATTATAGGGATGTTAATGGTAAGATTATGGCTCCTCTTATCATGTATAAAAGAACATCTATTGATAGAAATAGAGGTATGACTTCTAAAGTTGACTCTAATTTTCCTCAAACTTATGCTGTTTTTCAACAAAAATACACTAAGCAAAATTTTTATAATCAATTAAGTGTATTAAATGGAACTACACCTATTAAAACCTATCAAGCTGTTGTAATACCTGATTTTGTTACTCTTAATTATTCTTGTATGATATACACATATTATATGGAACAATTAAACAAAATTGTAGAAGCTATTAATTATGCGGCTGATTCATATTGGGGTGATTCTCAACGTTTTAAGTTTAAAGCCAATATAGGTTCATATCAAACTATAACTGAATTAAGTGTTGGGCAACAACGTACAGTTAGAGGATCTTTTGAGATAAAATTAAATGGATATATAATACCAGATGTAATCCAAAAGGATCTTAATGCTATTAAGAAATTTTCTAGTGATTCAACTATTAATATTTCTTCAGAAAATATTGAAAATTTAGGTAGATCTACATCTAATAACTTTATAGAAGACATTAATACTAATCTTTAATTTTACAAAAAAATTTCCATATTTATAGTTATGGAAAATGTTATAAAATTAGATGATAGTGAAATCCTTCAAATTAAAGATTTACAAGAACAACAAGACTCTTTAATTAATTCATTTGGCCAACTTGAATATCAAATTCAACTTCTTGAAATTCAAAAAAAGAAGTTAATAGAAGATTTAAACCAAACTAGATTAAAAGAAAAAAGTTTGGCTCAAGAATTAACTCAAAAGTATGGTAATGGTACAATAAATATTGAAGAAGGTATTTTTACTAAAACCTAATTTTTTTGAAATTTTCCATGGTATTTATTTAAGACAATATATATTAACCTTTTTTAAACAACATGGCAGAACAAATAATCTCCCCAGGAGTATTCTACAATGAGAATGTTCCTACCGTCCTTGAGGCGGCCGCTGCTCCTATAGGTGCAGCTATTGTGGGTCCTACAGTGTTAGGGCCTGTCGGTATACCGACAGTTGTCACTACTTATAGTGACTTTTTATCTAAATTTGGTGGGTCTATAGTTAGTGGTGGTTTAGCTTACTCATATTTTACAGCTATTTCTGCTCAAAATTACTTTAGACAAGGTGGTACTAATTTATTAGTGACTAGAGTTGCTAGTGGTGCATTCACAGCAGCTTCAACAGCTGTTGAAAGTAGTACTGAAGGTACAACTTTAAAAACATTTACTGATGCTCTTTTAACTTCTGTATCAGGAACATTTAATCTAACTGGCTCAGCTTTAAGTACTACTCTTATTGGGTCTGCTAGTGGGGCTAATGTCACTGCTTCTATTATTTTAGCTGCTTCTAACTCACTTTCTTCTGTTACAATTACTGGTCAAAGTGGAACTTTCATAGTTGGTCAGCTATTAACATTCCCTTCTCAGTCATTTGCTGGGTCAAAGAGTGGAGGAAGTAACTTAGTGTTTACTTTAGTTGATGATGATATTGTAAATGCAGCTGCTTTTACCTTAAAAACCATCTCTCAAGGAGATATTATGAATTCAGGTGATGCTGAAAATTCATCAACAGGAGCTTTAGTTTCAGGATCAAATTATAATTTAAGATACGAAATTACTCAAGTTGATAGTGCTTCAGGAACATTCACTGTATTAATTAGACAAGGTGATGATAGAACTTCTGATAAAAATATTCTTGAAACATGGAATAGAGTTTCTTTAGACCCAACTAGAGATGATTATATCGCTAAAGTAATTGGTAACCAAGAATTTAGTACAGGTGTTGATGGAACTGATTCTTATGTTAGTGTTACTGGTGAATATCCAAATAAGAGTAAGTATGTAATTGTTAGTAATGTTGCTAGACCTACCCCTTATTATTTAGATGGAGCTGGTACATTTAAACCTCAATTTACATCTTCTTTACCTATAGTACAAAATGGTGGGTTTGAAGGAGGGACTGGTAATTTATTTGCAGCTGGTGAAGTAAAATGGTATAAGGATATTACAGAAACTAATACTCAAGGTTTAAACGCTAGTAATTATACAGCTTCTTTAAACTTATTAAAGAATAAAGATCAATATGCCTTTAATATAATTAGTGTTCCTGGTTTGGTTTATGAGTTCGCTGCTCATAAGACTGTCCTTGATACTCTTGTTACTAACACTACAACTAGAGGTGACAGTATTTTACCAATTGACTTAGTTGACTATGGAGCTGCTACAGCTGATGTTGTATCTCAAGCTAATAATCTAAATACTAGCTACGCTGCGGCATATTGGCCTTGGTTGTTAGTTAAAGATGAAAACACTAAAGCCAATGTTTGGTGCCCAGCTTCAACAATTATACCTTCAGTTTATGTCTATAACGACAATACTTCTGAAGCTTGGTTTGCCCCTGCTGGTTTTACTAGAGGTACAATGCCTAATGTTATTGCTCCTGAAAAAACATTACCAAGAGGTTTAAGAGATACTTTATATAATAATAAAGTTAACGCTATTGCTACATTCCCTGGAACTGGTGTTGTGGTTTATGGTCAGAAAACACTACAAACTGTAGCTTCTGCTCTTGATAGAGTTAACGTTAGAAGACTATTGATTACTCTAAAATCATACATTGGTACTGTCTCTCAAAACTTAGTGTTTGAACCTAACTCATTACAAACTAGAAACAGCTTCTTAAGTGTAATTAACCCATACTTAGAAACAGTTCAACAAAACCAAGGTTTATATGCCTTTAAAGTTGTAATGGATGCTTCAAACAATGGACCTGACGTAATTGACAGAAATGAGCTGAGAGGTGCGATCTATCTACAGCCAGTTAAAACTGCTGAATTTATTGTATTGGATTTCAACATTCTCCCAACAGGAGCTGAATTCCCAGCATAATAAAATTAGTTTAATTAATATGTATAAATAACAATATTAAAATAATAAAAAAATGGCAATTTTAGATCCAAACGAAATATTTTTCACAGCGTTTGAACCCAAACAGCAGAATAGATACATAATGTTAGTTGATGGTGTCCCATCATATTTCATTAAGGGTGTCGGAGCAATTACAGTAACACAAGGCGAAGTAACTCTTAACCACATTAATTTGTATAGAAAAGTTAAGGGTAAAACAACTTGGGGTAACGTTCAGTTAACACTTCATGATCCAATCTCTCCATCAGGCACACAAACCATTATGGAATGGGTTAGATTACACCACGAATCAGTGACAGGTAGAGATGGTTACTCTGACTTCTATAAGAAAGATTTAACATTAAATATCTTAGGTCCTGTAGGTGACATTGTTTCTGAGTGGGTGTTAAAAGGATGCTTCATTGTAGATGCTAACTTTGGTGATTACGGGTGGGATAACGAAAGTGCAGCTGTAAACATTACAATGACTCTCGCCCCTGACTACTGTATATTGAATTACTAATATCAATATAAAAATCTTATTAGAAAGAGCGCATGAAAGTGCGCTCTTTTTATTTCTCTATATATTTATATCAAACAAATATTTATTTTAAAATAAAGTTATTACTAATATGAGTGAAGAAACACACCAACTAAATCCTATAGTAACAGATTCTGTTACTCCAACTCAACCAGTTGAGTCAACTAAACCTAAGTATGATTTTCCTACAGAAATTGTAGAATTACCATCTAAAGGTTTACTCTATCCTAAAGACAACCCTCTATCTTCAGGAAAGATTGAAATGAAGTATATGACAGCTAAAGAAGAGGATATCTTAACTAACCAAAATTATATTAAACAAGGTATTGTTCTTGATAAATTGATGCAATCATTAATTGTATCAAAAATTAATTATGATGATCTTGTAGTAGGAGATAAAAATGCTGTAATGGTAGCTTCTCGTATTTTAGGTTATGGTAAAGATTATACTTTTGAATATGAAGGACAAGAAGTAACAATTGATTTATCCGAAATCCAGCAAAAATTCCTTAAGGAAGAAAATTTAGTAAATTCAAATACTAATGAATTTAAATATACTCTCCCCCACTCAGGAACAGAAATAACTTTTAAAATTCTTTGCACCAAAGATGAAAAATTAATTGAAGCTGAGGTTAAAGGACTTAAAAAAATTAACAAATCTTCATCTCCTGATTTATCAACTCGTTTAAAATATATGATTTTATCAGTTAACGGGGATGATTCAAAGAAAACAATAAGAGATTTTGTTGATAATCATTTTTTAGCTAAAGATTCAAGAGCTTTTAGAGAATATATTAAGGAGATTCAACCCGATATGGACTTAACCTTTGATTTTTATCCCGAAGATGGGGGAGAAATAAAAGAAGGTATAAAGATCCCTATCGGGGTTACGTTTTTTTGGCCTGACGCCTGAGTATAGGATAAGAATGTTTGAAATGATACACGATATTGTGTTTCATGGTAA